TTGCATTATGTCTGAAGCAATATTACCTGCTAACCAAGTTTGAGTTGGAGCTGGATATTGTTCTCCTTTTTGTATTAAAGCAACTTCATCAGCAAATACATTTAACTCGTTATCCGCTTCAACAGCTTTAACTAAATCGTTTACATCTCTTTGAGACATGCCTGGTATATCCATACCTTGCTTATTCCACATGTAAACTCTAATTGCTTGTGACTTTGTATAAGGACCAACACCTATTTCTTCTAGTAACGGGTTTTTACCACGTTTGCTTTTTAAATTAGGAAATTGTTTTTTAAGTTCAGCAAAATCATTAGCAACAGATACTTGAGCCGATATTAATTCTTGCTCAGCTTTATTATAAGGATCCATTAAGTTTTCTTTTATAAACTTAGCGTGAGCATTACCTTGAGTTCCTTTACCCATAAACGCATACATAAGACCCATAAAGTCTTCGGCTGATGGTGTAATTGTGAATTGTTTTAAAAATCTTTTAAAAGTACCTTTATCTTTTTGCTGTCCTTCTAATCTTCCTCTAGCATCAGAATATTTTTTAAATGCTTCTTTACCAGTAACTTGTTCTAACTGTCTATTAAAATCTTTACCTAAGTTTCTACGCTTACTAGCTTTTGCTTGTTGTACTTTATTTTTTACATCAACAGCATCTAATATTTGACTAACTGCTTTAACATTTGCAAATGAATCATCGGCAAAATAAAAATCATTATAACCTTCAGCTGTTTTATTTAATACAAAATCTACTTTAGCCTGTGGTGATCCATCAGCTAAACCAGTTATATTAGATAAAGGTATATTTATTCCAATGCTTTTTAAGAACTGTTGTATTGCAGGACCAGCACTATTAGGTCTTGCTGTTAAAACAAATATATTACCACTACCAAATTTACCTTGACGTTTTCTAGCAAGATCTGCCAACGGTCCTTCAGCTGTATCAGATGATACATTTTCAAAATTACTAAAATCAAACTGTGCGCCTGCTTCGGTAAGATTACCTGCTTCTCTAGCAAATTCTGCAGCGCTTATTTCATTAATAGAACCATCAGGCATATTAACTATAACTTTTTCTTTTGTGTTAGCAAGTGTATCATCAAAATCAAATATACTTATACCTTTTTGCTTAGGTGTTATTTTACTAGCTTGAACTTTAGTTTCTAACGAATTAACCATTACAGTTTTTTGTTGCTCGCTAGTCATGTTATCTGTAACTATAGTACTACCTTCATTTTTTGCAAACTTTATAGAGTTTTTTGCTTTAGCGTTTTGAATTGGTAAACTTTTATCTAATCTTATTTTAGCATCACCTATAGTTAAATCACCTTGCGCTACGTCAACTAATAATTTATTTTGATAATTAATTGACTCTAAATTAATATCTGCTTTATTTTTTATAGGTAAACCCACTTCTTCAGCAAGAGTTTTACCATTTGTAGGATTAACGATAGAGTTTAAATCAATACCAGCAGCTGCTAATCTTACAGCTGCTACGTTAGAAGTTAAAATACTAGTACCTTCAGGTAAAATGCTATCAAGATTAGCTTCGTCTAATTTAGTGTCATCTTTTTTAGATAACTGTGTTTGATAATAATTATTTTTAATAGCTTTTATTATTGGAGACATTTTATTATTAGCAATACCATATATTAAATTAGCCCCAATTACTGAAGCAGGTGGATTATGCTCTTCTCTAAATTTTTCACCTGTTCTTTGACTTGGTTTACCAGTTTTAGCATGTTCAAATTTTTTAGATTTATATTTAAACGGCGCGGATATTTTTATTAAACCAGTAGTCGCTTGATAACCAGAAGAGATAAACAAAGCCGCTATCTCAGCGCTCATTTGTTTTTTCTCAACCGCATTAGTTAATTTGTTAGCAACAAACTCTAAAGCTTTAATATTTTCTTCAGACTGTTTAACACCTTTATTAGTAAAAGCTTTTTTAACACTAACTCTTTTAGGAGGTTTTATTTTATATTTGTCATCATTTTTTGTAGCCAATTGTAAAGCTTTTTTATAAGCTGGATCACTTTTACCATAATACAAACCTCCTCGTGCTGGTAAATTTACATATTTTCCATCTACTTTTCTTCTAGCAAAATTACCAAATTTAGAACTTTCAAACATCCAGCTTGGTATTGAAGCATCTATTATTGCTTTTTCCATTTGCTTTATTTTTTCGGCTCTATTATTATCATTAATAGTTACTTTACCTTCTATGCCCGATAATTTAATTGCTTCGTTTATATTTTTGGCAACTGCTAATTCTTTTAAAACATTTATATCTTTTTCTGTTAAAGATTTTTTAACATCAGGTTTTTTAGATGTAGGTTTTTTAGGCGTAGACTTTTTAACTGCAGGTTTTTTAATAAAGTCTTTTATTGATTTTGTAAAATCTTTAATAGCAGAGGCTAAAGATCTACCAGCATTTCTAGCGGCTCTAAGTGTTCTAAGCCCAGCTTCAACAACACCAGCTAAAGCATTCATAGATAAATTTGTTTTTCTAAATGTCTCTAGTTTTGATATAGCCTCGCTTAAAACATCTACTTGTATATCATTTACACTATCCTCTGTTATCATTTCATTAACAACTGAGTCAACAGTACCTTCTACAACATCTAAAGACTTATCCTCTAAATTTCTTTTATCTAAATTAAACTCTACTTCATCTAAAAACTGCTCTGCTGTTAAATCAGATCCTTTTAATTCTAATCTACCTTGTAAATCAGTCACAAAAGCTTGGTCACCTTTAAGTTCTTGCATCTGCTCTATAGCAATACCTTCACCTAAAACTTCCATTAAAGATTGATGACGCTTTTCGTTATCTTTAAAATATTCTTTTATAGTTTCTAGCTTAGCATCGGTAATAGCAGGTATTTTATAAACTGGTTTTTTAAAGTCAGTTCTTTTACCATCTTCTATTTTAACTGTTGGAACTCGGTCAATTACTTCTATTTCAAATAATCTAGGGAATCTTCTTTTTAACTGAGCAACAGGTATTGTAGCAATAAAATCTTTTGTAATTAAACGATCTACATTATTATTGTATTGATCGCTATTCCATTTACCAAGTTTATTTTTTAAAAGCTGTCTATATTCTTTTGTTTTAATTTGATCAACTAAATTCTTAGCTACAACTTTTGGTGATGTACTAACAGTAGCTACAGCTCTGTTAATATCATCTTTAACCATTACTGTTTGTTCTGATCTTACTTCTGGTGTAATATTTTCTGTAACAACTTCTAGCGTAGCAGGATATACTTTTGCTCTACCAGTTTCTTGAGGTGTAACATCTACCTCAACTTCTTCAGCTACAACTTCTCTAGCTTCAGGTCTATCTAAAGTAGTTGCATCTTTTTGACCAATGTATTTATCATATATACTTTGTGCTTTTGGAGCAATGTTAGCAGTTACAAATGTAGAAAAAGATCCTTTATCTGGTGACCATCTATTCATTATACCTGCAAACTCTTTATTTATTTCAGCTACAGCATCTTCTCTAGCCATATCACCTTTACGAGTATCAAACTTGATTGCAGCTAAACCTATTTTGTTGTATTGATCTAATAAAGCTTCTACATCTACAGCAGAAGGATCTTGCTGATATTGAGTAGCTAATTCATCTGCTTTAGGTAATGATTTCCTAGTTGGTAAAATACTCATACCTACGACATTAGCTTTTTCAATTTTAGCGTCTGCTGCTAATTCGCTTAGTCTTGTGTTTATTTCGTTTACTCTAACTGTTTCTTCTTGAGTCAAAGCAGAGTCATTAACTTGTTTTACCACATTGTTTAGTTTATTTTTTTCTTTAACTAAACTAACCGCTTCTGTATTATCTGAAAGATTTACAGGTTTTAATTTATCTACAGCACTTTGAGTATCAATATAATTTTTTTTAATTTCATCAGCTTTCTCAACTGTTATTTCTCCTTGTGAAACTTGTTTATCCACCTGATCATTTAATCTTTGTTGGACTATTGGTATTTGAGTTAATTCTATTGATTGAGGTGTTACTTCGCTTATACTAAAAGTTTCACCTAAAGTTTTATAATCAGTTTCTTTTAATATACTGTTTATTCTTGAATTATTTACACCTCTTGAAATTATATTAGGCACAGCGCCAGCTGTAGTTACTGTTTTACCAGAAACACCACCTATTATAAAAGTATCTATATACTCTTTTAATTTACCAACAAATGCGTTTTCATCTCCAAGAACTAAAAATTCTGAAGCATCTTGTAATACAGATGTTGCTGCTTCTGTTAAACCTTCACCACCAAAGCCTTTGATAATTTCAACACCCCATTGTTTTAAAGATTTATCTGCTATGTTTTTAGAAACACCAAATAAATTTTTAAACATACTTTTTCCAAGACCAGCAGAGAATCTATCTAAAGTTGCTTCAAAACCACCAACAAGATTACTATGAAGCATTAATTTACCACTTATATCTCCTTTTTCAATAATTTTTTGTAGCTCAGCTTTTTTAGTGTCATAATCTGGATCTTGCACGCTAAGTTGATCTAATAATCTTTTTGCTTCATACGCTTCATCTTGTTTAGCGCCGCTTTCACTAGCTGCTGTCCCAGCAAATAAAGAAACTAAACCAACATAAGGAGTTGTTGCTTGAGCCATATATAATAGAGAAGGTATTGCTTCTTGATAAGCCTGAGAAGTAGCTTGTAAAGCTTTTTTACCAGCTTCACCAAAATTTCCTTTTTTTAATTCTTCCCAACCATCTACAAAACTATCACTTATTCCTGTTTCAAATTTGTAAATACTAGAATCTATTTCATCAATTTGTTTTTCTGCTTCATTTCTCATTTTTAATAAATAATTAGAAAAAGCACCCCAATTTCCACCCCCTGCTAAAACAGCTGCTCTAGCATTAGGATTTAATTGATTTATTTTTTCTAATTCTTCATCTGTTAAAAGCATTGTTGCTTTTTTTTCATTTAAAAAAGTAGGTAATCTTAATAAACCAGAAGATATAGATCTTAAAGTTGATTGTGTTTTTTTAGATATTTGCTCGCTAACACCTTCTCCTTTAGTATAATATTCTAATTCTTTTTCTTTTTCTTTTTCAATAGTAGGTTTTAGCAAAGTATTCAACCTATCTAATTCATTTTGTAAAACAGCGTTATCAGGATCCATTATACTTTTAGTTTTTGATAATGCTTTTTTAACATCAGCTATTTGTTGTGATATATTTTTAGATTCATTGTAAAAATCACCACTAGCTAATCTTAAATTTTTTTCTACATTTGATTGTGGTTTTATTTTTTCTTTTAATATATCATTAACAGTTTTAGACGGGTATTCTGGCTCTATAGGTTCTGTAGCTGAAGCAATAGTTAAAGGTATAGGTTTTTCTTCTACAACTTCTTCAACTTCCTCTTCAACTTGTGGTTGAGGATTATTTTTCTTCCATTCCTCTACTTTAGTATATATCTCTTCTTGAGATAAATTCTGATTCTGTAAAGAAATAACGTATTCTTGTAGAGTCATTTAACTTAATTTATTATCTTGTAAGAACTTATTAGCTTTTGCTTTTTTACCTTCTTCTAGATCAAACACAGCCGCGTCCGCTTGTACTGTTGGTATTTGATTAGTAGTAAATTGTTTTAAATAGTTATTCATAAAGTACTCTTTATATTTAACCATAAATAATTCTTTTTTATCTTGCATTAATGGCAAGTCTTCTTCATATGACCAAGCTACAAAACCAGCATTAGCGTTTTGAGCCATTTGATCGTCTTCTGATACACTAGTACCAGCGCCAATAAACACGTTCCATGCAGCAACTACTGATTGCTCAGAGCTTAGCATACCTGCAACCTCAGCATTTATAAATGGAGTTACTTTTCTTTCAATTTTATCTAGATCAAATTTAAGTAAGTTTCTACCCTTACCCATACCTATATCTACAATTTCATAATCATAACTACCATCAGAATTTTTTAATACAAATTCATCTGCTATTTTAGCACCTGGCATTAGTTCACCCGTTTCAGGATTACTAGATCCACCAGCCATAACACCAACTTCACCTAATAATCTTAACATGTCTTTATTTATGTTAGGAGTTGTAGCTACTATATCTGTCCCTGACTCCATTAGAGCATCTAGAGCGTCACTATTTATCACAAATGGTTTATCTAGCATAGGACCTTCAAAAATCATCCTCTGTGATCCGTTTTCTAGTAGCTGTAAAGAAGCATTATAACCATCACTTTTAGCAAATGTAGGTTTACCAGTTAGTATCGCGTTAGCTACAGCGTAAGCATAGTTTTGATTAACATCATAGTACATGTCATTAGTAACTATAAGTTGAGATCCAATATTAGTTAAAAATTCTAATGATTTATTTGGAGCTTCCATTAAAAATTTTAATCTATCTGTTTCGTATTTACAACCAGGCTCAATACATTGATTATTGTTTAAAGCTGTTTTTAACTCAGCATATACTTTACCTGTATTTTCATAAGCTCTATCTAATATAGCAAAGTTATAATCGGCTGTACTAGCTATATAAGCAGGGTTATAACCTAAAGCATTGCTTTGATTTAATTGTTTTATAAACAGATTGATTTTTATATTTTTATCTTCCATTGTAATTTATTTATTAACCCCAATCAGCACCACCTAGTATACCAGCCGCGGCACCAATACCTCCTGTTAATGCCGCAGTTGAGTCAGCACTTGCTTGAGCTGCTGCTCCACGTAAAGCACCAATTTGATTAGATAATCTATTAAGTTGTTGCATGTCTCTAGTTTCTTGAGCTTGAAACATGTATTGCTCGCCTTGAACATCAGCCATTTGTTGCCTTTGAGCTTCTGCCATTTGTTGTCTTTGTAGTGTAGCTTCACCAGCGGCTCTTTGCTTTTCATTAGCAGCTTCTTGTGATTCAATATTAGCGGCTATATTTTTTTTACTTTGCAAAGCAGCTTGCGCTAAAGCCGTAGCACCACCAGCACTACCACCGGTAGCTCTAATTGTGTCTAATGTATTTGCTAAAGCTATATCAGTTTGTTCCATTTGTATTTCAGTAGCTTTTGTAGCTACAGATAGATTAGCAAAAGGATTTGAAAGCATACTACTTAAATCAGTTATATTAGCATAAGGATCTGTTATCTCTTGTCTATTTTCTTCTAATTGATTTAGTTTATATTCTAAACCACGAGCTTGTATCTCTCTATTTCTAGCCTCTCGCCTAGCTCTACTAGAACCGATAATACCACCGACTAAGCTTATTGCTCCACCTATTATTGCTGCTGCTGGCATAATGTTAAATTTTTATTATTAATATCCATTGTTTGAATCAAATTTTGCTCCTACTGAAAATAATACTTTTGCACCACCAAGGTTTGTTACATTATCAGTTGAAAAAGTTGCTGTGGTATAATAACCTTTTATACCACTTATTGCGTCTCCAAATATTATTTCACCACTACTTGGAGCTGAGTTGTTTATTACATTTGCTACGTAAGCATTTTCTTTTCTATTAAATCCAGCATAATATCTTGGTAGCGCTGGGTCACTAGTTCCTAAAGTTACAGCGTAATTTGCTCTTGTAACAGGAGCACCACCAGCTGGATTAAAAACGTATTCACCACCATAATAACTTAATATAGATGTTATAGTGTCATTATTGTTTTGATAAGTACTAGTTGAAGGGTTTATATCTTCACCAGTAGCTGTTGAAATCAAAGATCTTACTTCCCAACCATTGCTTCCTTCGTAACTTATTGTACTAAAAGTTTTAGATACTAATGGTTCAGGATTAAATATAACTGTTATAGTACTTGCAAATGGAGTTGCTGATCCATAGAAAACACCTCTTAAAACAGTTGGGTCGTAATGTTTATATAAACCTGTAGAATTAGTACTATAAAAATTATTTCTAATACTCATCATTTGATCTGGTCTATAATCAAACAAACTAGTCCAACCTTGAACACCTTCATCATAAGTAACGGTGTTAAAATTTGGAGTAGGTGTATATAAATCACTTTGTTGAGTAGATAAAACATATTGATCATTATAAATATCCCAACCACCTATAGCAAAACCAGAACTACCACCTAAATCTAAGTTGTTTAACTCATCTCTAAAGAAGTCTCTCATGCCTAATTGTGATATTTCAATTATGCTACTACCTCTTAAAGATAAAACTACATTATTATTTTTATCTGTAAAATATTTATTATTACCGTATACAGCAAAACTTTCTGGGTTTTTACTAATACCGTATTTACCTGGTATTGGTTGTATAACACCTATAACTAAATTGCTAGATGTAACAGCACCTCCACCTTCTGCAGAATATATAGCGTCTTTATCTATTAAAGCTCTACTAATTTTACTTTCTTGAAATACAAATAAATTTGTATCTTCCGCGTATAATCTTTGAATTGATCCATTTGCTGGATCTGCTGCTTTTTCAATATCATCAGCTGTTGAAAACACATTTGTGTTATTTATTCCTGTTCTAGAGTTGTATACGCCAGAATATATTAATGCGTTAAATCTTCTATAACCAGCAGGTTCTGCTTCTACTAAATAAGCTTTTGCTCCATAATCTACAGATGTATTATTAAAACCACCTCTAATTCTAGATTCTTCTAAGACATAATCATCTTCATCTGGACTACCAATAACTGTATTAGGATATGATCCATTTAAAGAAGATGGTATTCCAAAAGAACCATTCCATATAGGATCGTCGCTTCCATCACTTACCTTCTTTAATATAAAAGAGTTAAAATATTTTATTTCAATAGTTGCGCCCATATTTTATGATTACATGTTTTATATTATTTCTACTGCATAAGCAGATATGTCTTCAGCTGCAAATGTTCCAAGACCAGTGTCTCCACCTTCAGATGGCATTAGACAATCATTACCTGAAAAAGGAGGTTGTGCTAAATATAAAGCTTCAGCTGCAGCAAAACTAGCTGCTGAAAAATACAAGGCATTACCTTGTCCACCACCACTAGCTGGGTTAGCATTAGTTTTATCTATAGTTATAGTTGTAGTACCATTAGATAATTGTTGAGTTGCATCATCTGGGTTTGTACATGGTATCGCTCCGTAATAATAATATCCATTTTCAGCACCTATAGGAGAACTTGATATTCTAAATCTAACAACAGATTGCTCATTACAGTTATCTGGACTATCACAGTAATATGTTGTTTTTTCGTAATTTGAAACATTACCAGCTCTATTTAAATTAACCTCATAAACTGAATTTATAGATTCACCAGCATCTGCAAATTGCAATGTTATATCGTAATCAGCTACGTCAATTGTAGGACTTGCTATAAACAGTTTTGTTTGTATTTGATTAGCAACAACATTATTTGTTATAGTAAAATAATCACTTAGTAATTCACCCTCTTCCAAAGCGCTACTATTTTTAGTTATATTTGTTATTGCAACATTATAATCTAATGTTCTTAGGGCAGTGTTATTAGCTCCATTGTGAGAATCAATAGTTGTTAAAGCTGTTGTAATTGTTCTATTTGTTGTCACAGGATTAGTACCTGCAGATGTTATTACAGGTTGAACATTACCTGGACCCACCGCATTGTTAGTTGCAGAAACAAAAACTTCAGATGTAACACCGTTATAAGTTGTTACAATTTTAAAAATAAAATTAAACAACCTAGCATTTTCATCATTGCCAAAATAAACGTCTGAGTAATAATCAGCAGTTGTTGCTACCATAAAAGTAACAACAGTTGAACCTGGTGTTCCTGTTCTAGTTAACGTAAAATAATCACTTACATCATTTCCAGGGTTATTATTATCTGTAACGCTGTCTATAGTTACATCTAACTGTGTTAAATTAATATCTACTGGATCACTTATATCTACACCAAATTGATCAACTACTTTAAAAGCATTAGCTAAAATATTACTTGTTGTTGCTAAACCTTCTGTCCAACCAGCTGTGTCAAAAGAATCTATACCCGCGCCACCAGAACTCTCAGATAATATTAAAGAATTTAAATCTGATATTAAACCACTAGTTGTAGTTTCCCAGTATATATCTAAACTAGATACTGTAGGAGTTGTTTCATATACACTCAAGTATTGTAAACCAGGAGTAGATAATGTTCCTCTATTGAAGGGTGCATAACCAGGTACTAATTCTATTAATTGATCTGTAGATAAAGTTACAGCTTGATTTAACTGTATAGTGTTTACAGGTGGACCTCCTAAAACATTTGTCACAGCTAAGCCGTCTGGCAAACCAGAACCTCTTACTAACATGTTAACAGCTGGTGTTCCATTTAAATTTTTAAGAACTATGCTAGCGCCTATAGCAAAAGAACCTCCAGCGTTTACTAATCCACTAGCTACAGCGTAGTTTGTAGAAGCTATTTGTCCTATTTGATTTTCTGTACTTATTCTTGATATTAAAGGATTAGATTCATCTAAATAAAACTGTGGAAAATAATTTGGTCTAGGTGGATCAGTAGGATCGTAATCAAATAAATCTGCAAGTGTAGATATTGTTGAAACTGTATCTGCTGTTCTACCTGGGTTATATTGAGTATTTGCTTTACCTATATTAGTTGCAAAAATAAAACCAGCTGTACTTGTATCATAAGTTATACTTGTAGCAGTGTTTTGAACTCTACCAAACAATCTAACTGAACTTCTATACTGTTTTTGATCAGGACCAACTTCAGTTAAATCTCTTGGTACTTTGTTTATATTGTCATTAATTAACACAGCGTGTGAAGTACTTGTTACTTCTTTTGTAAGATCTTCTGGGTAAGCTGCCATTATACCAGGTAAATAAACATTGTAATATTCTTGCTCTGTTTGTTTAACTACTATTTTATATGAATACCAACCTAATGGGTTATAATCAACACTGCTAGTATCATTATTATATAGACCTGGTGAATTAGCGTAACCGCCACTTATAGGATTGTTAAATCTAATTTTTAAAGAATCACCTGGGAAACTTTCTTGAGTTGCACTATCTTCTAAATACGCGGAATAAACTGTATCTCCAATAAAAGTTGAAGAACCAACAGTAACAGATTCTTTGTTGTTTGACAGTATAACAGAAGACTGTCTACCATATCTATCAGATAAAACAATACCTACTTGGTAATTTCTATTTTGTTTTAAAGAAGAGTTAGGGTATTCTACTTTACTAGTATTATCAGTTTCTGTTCCAGTATCTTGAAAAACTAAAGCTTGACCAGTTACTAAAGTTACATTTTTATCTAATTTAATATTAGGTGCAGAATAACTAGTTACTTGACCTAAAGGAAAACCATTATAATCACCTGAGTTTGTAGTTGACGATGTCCAACCATACATTACATCTCCAACGCTAGGTGTTTCAGTACCAACTAATGTTACTGGAATGTTTGTGCCGGCAGAATAAAAAGCACTAGCTGTAGACGTTGCTTTTGCGTTTATTACTTGAAAATTATTTTTATCACTAGCTTGTACATTGTAATCTAAAGAACTTGGAGGTGTGTGCTTGTTTTCAAAGTTAGCATATATAACTCTATTTCCAGATATTTCTTGAGCTAAAGCTTTAACAGGTGTTTTATCAAAAACTCTTAACAACTCACTGTCTGGTAATGTTCTAAATGGTTTTATAGAATTGTATTTATACTCATATACTGATGGATTACCTATGTAAACATATTGAGTATATACAGCGGGTGGAGAAGCTTGGTTTTTACTACAAGTTAAAACACTAGTAGCAGTGTCATAACTATTAACAAAAGAAAAATTAGCAACACCTGGTCCACTTATTAATTCACCTGTTTTAACTGTTCCTACTACGTTTATTAGGTTTAGTTTATTAGGTGCTGTAACTGGAGGATTTCCTAACTGAGCTCGTGCAGATGAATTAACTATGTCTTCTATAGGTATTGTATCAATAACTCTAACAGCTGTGCCATCTGATTCTTTATATAATATATCTATTTCTTTAATTTTTAATTTATCTTGTAAACTAAATTTATTAAAAGGTAAAGGAATTATAAGCTTTATTTCATCAACTTTATTTTCTACAAATTCCACTATAGTAGATCTATAAGCGGCTGATTGGTCGTCTTTGTCTATAGCAGGGGTTTCTTGTCTTATATACATGAAATAACCATCTTGCTTTGGTATAAAAGCAACTTGAGTAAACGGAGCCATTACAGAATATTCATTATCGTCAAACCTCCATCTATAGCTAAATCTTACAAACTTATCTTCTAAATAAGCTGGATCACCTGCAAAATCAGGATTATAATAAGGATTTCCGTCAAAAACTAATTCAACACCTGTATTTAAAGCTGGAAGAAAAGGAGCGCTAACCGTTAAACTACTTGTTGTTGTGCCAGTGTCTACGCTTGCCCCGGTAGAAACTAAAAAACCAGTACTAGAGTCTACATAATAAACTAGTTGACCAATTTTTGGATTAACACCTTGTAAGCTGCCTATAGGTATAGTAGCAACACCAGCGCCGGTAGAAGAAGTAGTTAAAGCGGTTCCACCACCAGGAAGAAACTTACTAGTAACATCTTTCATAGTAGTTTCATACTGATCTGTGTTTATTGCTGTGAAATTATTTTCATCTCTTTGTTGCCAAAGCTGTATAGCTTGGTAAGGATTATATTTTGCTACAGATATTTGATCTTCTGTAGTATAATATCTAGTATTATTTACAGCTCTTTCAATATTTATTTTTCTAGGTTGGTTGCGATTATCTGTCCAAAACAATAAATTTTCTACTAAATTAATACCGTATATAGGATATAATTGTGAAAAATTTAAAAAAGTATTAGAAAGAATTAAATCAACAAAGGTGTCTGTTAAAACATTATACTGATATATATGGTGATTAGAACCAATACCAGTTGGAACATAATCTTCTGTTTTATTATCTGTTACAAATAAATAAATAAAATTATTAGCATCATCAGTAACCCAACCAATACACTTGCTATTTGCTGGAAAAGTTAAACCTGTTATTTTATTACCTAAAACGTTTTCTAGTTCACCTACATCTGGACCTTCAGATTTACTAACCTGAACATTTCTTGCATCTCTATATTCTCCGTTTGGTACTAAACGAGCATCTAGGTCTTTGTTTAATTTACCTTTAACAAAGGTGTTAACAACTTTTGCCATTAAATTTTAGTGTTTTATCCATTTAGATTTACCTCTCATAACTTGAGTTATTTCTTCAAGTTTAATATTTGATAATCTTATTTTAGCATTACGCAAAGCTGCGTATCTATCTTTTTTATATCTTTGAACCACGCCTTCTGATACATTAGCTCTTGTAGATAATATGTTATATGATATACTTTTATACATAGCTTCTTCAGCCATTTTAGGAACTTTAGTATCTAAGTCATAAGCAAGACCATCTGATATATATTCAAATACAATTAATCTACCTGCTAAATTACTAGAAAAACTAAATTTACCTTCTCTTTCATTTATACCAAACCAACCATTTACTTGTGATCTTTGTGGATCAAGACCGTATAATCTACCCCAGTTCCATGGTCCATTTAAACTGTATAAATCTTGATTAGCAAAACCAAAATATTCAAAATCTGAATACCAACTAGAATTTAATAATCTAGTGTTATTGCTTTTCCATCTTGATTCTGTTATCGATGTTCCTTCTAGATCTTCACCAAAGTTATCTTGTGTTGGCACTCCTGTTCCGTCTTGTAATAAACTAGAATATGGATCAATAGTTAAATTATTAGCTGGATAAATAGGTCTTTTAACACCTAGTTCATCTATCCAAGATAAGCTAACATAGTTAACATAGTCTTGAGGTATAATTAAAGACAAACTACTAGGTATTGTTAACTCTTGAGATCTAATGCTTTTTAATGTATCATAACTAAATTCTTGTAGTGATCTTTTAGCAAAAAAAACAACATCAGACTTTTTGCATGTCTGAATTAATTTACCATCACCAACGTAACCAACCATGTAGTTGTTTACTATATCGTTTAGTTTTAAATACTGGTAACCACCGTAATTATCTTCTACAGCTTGACCATAAGCTTTTTCAGCAGCAGTAGTTCCGTACTTACCACCGTCTAATATTTTAAGTTGTACTACTATAAAAACACTTGCGCCAGGGTTACCTGTTATAGTTATTATGTTATTAACTACTGTGTAAGCAGATGTATATTCTGTAAAAGTACCTGGTAAACCAGTAACGCTTGTATATACTTTAAAATTGTTTTTAGCATAATTTTCATTAGTAGGATCATAGCTACCAAAAACTAAATCAGTATTGAAAGTTGTAGTAAATGCCTGCCCAGCTGTATTACCTACATCTCCTCTAAAGCCTTGTGAACCTTGATAATATTGCGCGTTAGTTTCTGTTATTTGTGACATTATGATTTTTCGTTTTGTTCAACCTTAGCAGCGTCTTGTGTAGCTACTTGAATTATTTCAGGATCTCTTATAATAACACCTGCGTATTTTAATATTCCTATAATTATATTAGTTTGTTCCGATGTGTCTAGTTGAAAATCAACTGAAGTAGCGCTATTATATAGGTATTGACCTAGCGTACCAGTTGTAAAAGCCCAATTAGGATTTGTTGGGTTTACTATACAATTAGTTTTTACTACATCTGGTTTAGGTGATATTTTTAATAACACCTGTGGAGATGAGCCTACTGTTACTACAGCATTAGTTATATAAGCTAGAGGATATTGATTAGTAGGACTAGTTAGTTTTGATTTACTGACTTCAGTATATTCTTTTTTACTAGATACTTGAGTTACGGAATCGTATTGAGGATTTGTTGTATTGTAAGTAGATATTATTTCACCTATTCTATATAATGGTCTTGAACCACCATATATCCAACCTGTATTAGCTACATTATAGGTGAAACTAGTTTCTTCTTCAAAAGGATACAGCTTGTAAGCATTGTCTTTAAACATGTTAAAAAACTCTGTATCGTTTTGTGTATTGTTTTGATTTTGACGATTTAATTGATTGCCGTCAGGAAAATAAGATTCAAATATTTCTTGTTGTACCTGTACTGCTAAACTATTAAATTCAGCTGGTGGAATATAACCTCTTTGTTCTTTGTTTAAAATGTACAAGACTGTTGTGTATACTGTATTTATATTTACCGCCATTATATTTTTTTATTATAACACAGAGGTGACTTTCGCCACCTCTATATTATTATCACTTGTTAATTAAGTTTTTTATCTATAGATTTATAGATTTCTACACCTTCATCTGTTTTTAAGAAAGCAGCAAAGGCTGAATATGGATTTTCATCAAATGGAACATTCATAAGTTTTCTATTATTAGATCCCCACGTAAATGTTCTTTGGTCTTGAGATAATAGAATAATACCTTCTTCACTAGCTCTAATAGCTATATTTCTAAGCATTACATTTTCATCTTTTGCTAAGTCCATGAATAATTTTGGATCTTGTTTAGCAAATAATAATATATCTCTTTTTAATTCTTTAGAACTCATAGCGTTAACTTCAGAACCTTTTTCAACTCTTAAAATAGCTTCTGCTTGGTCAATATCTATGCTTCTTGCAGCGTTTAATGCTTCTATCTCCATTTCTAAATCAACTAATTCATCTTGCGCTACAGCAACCGGTTTAAATTCATAATATATCTTGTTTTTCAACGGGTGATATAAACTTAATAGTTTTTGTAATGCAATGTTTTTAGCAGGTACTCTTAACTCACCATCTTGAAATCTAATGTGACCAAGAGTTACTTCACCTTTTTGTTCATCTACAAATGGACTACTCATATTTGTAGCATATCTTAATTCTCTTTGACTTTGAGTTTCAGAATCAAAATATAGTAATGAGTGTTTTCTAGTGTGTTTACCTGGTATAGTAAGTGTTAACGGTGATTTGTTACCTACTAAAAAGTAAATTCTATCTTTAACTTCCCAACCTTGTTTTTTAATTGGTTGTTCTTTTACTTGTGGTTTTTCTACCACTGCTACTGTTTCTTCAACAACAGCTTTTTCTTTTTTTGCCATAATATAATATAATTAAATAGTTTAAAAAAATAATTACCCCTGCCCGAAGACAGGGATAGTTATTATATTTGAATCATTAGATTCCTTTGAATAATACAAAGTTGTTAGCAGCTTGAGTTACTAAACATCTTTCTGATAGGAAGTTAATTTCCATAGCATCAAGAGTTGATGTAAACGCACCACCAGCAGAACCAGTTACCCAAGACTTCATTCTTCTGTCGTCAGCTTGAGAAGCTCTATAACGAACGTGTAAGAAAGGTCTTCTGATATTAGTTCCTAAGATTTGATCGTAAACAGTAGATGTTCCAGCAGGTACTAATACACCTTCGATTGAATTGATACCGTTAATCGCACCTCTTGTAGAAGCATCGTTTAAGTATTTCCAATCAGTTTTGTAAAAGTCATAAGAACCTCTTCTGAATCCAGAGAAACCTAAGTTAAGTGCCATTTCTTCTGAGTTTTCAAATAAACCAAAAGCAACACCACCATTAAATCCTGCAGATATACCAGCTAGCATATCATCAAAATCTAAAGCTGTTTGTCTTTGTAAGAAAAGCATGTTTTCTTCAATAGCACCTTGAGTATCTAGGTTTTTAAGGATAGCATCAAAATCAGTGATACCAGCAGCGGCAGTAAATCCTACTTCTACATTACCTCTTCCTGCGATAGCAGCAAATAAACCTTCAGTACCTGGTAATTTCAAGTTTCCGTAATCCCCAGCAGCGTGAGCATTCTTTTCACCTTCAACACATACCATTTCTAGGTAGTCTTCGAATCTTAATCTAGTTTCAGATTCAGCTTTTAAATACCATAAGTATCCAGAAGCACCATCTTCAGTAGCAACTTCAACCCATCCGATTTGAGCCATATCAGAACCATTAACGATGTATTGGTCTCTAATAATAACTGGAGAGTTGTTGTATTGAGTAAATGCAGGCTCAACACTAATTCTTACAGAATCAGCACCAGTACCAGCAGTACTTCTACCTTTGCTATATGCAGAACCGTAAACAAATACTTTTAATCCAGTAGCTGTAAAACCTTGAGCGATCAAAGTAGTTACAGGATCAAAACATTGTACTACAACATTACCACCAGCACCTGGTGTAGTTGCTAATACGATACATTTAGCTTCTTTTCCTGTAGCAGGATCTAAAACTACGATTGTATCGTTTACGCTCATTACGTTGTTTGCACCACCCGCAACTGTAAGAGTTGTAGGGTTTGTACCTACAGCACCTGCAGCAGCAGCACCTACGCCGTCATATGCAATATGTAATCTATTTTGTTCTGACCAGATTACTTGATCACTTGTCATTGGCATTTCAGCGCCAACCATTCTTAAAAATCCAGATAATGTTCTATTACCATAACGCTCTACTTCTTGTTCGTAAACCTCTGGTAAATATTGAGCAGCGAAATCTGAAAAGTTGTCTGGAACTGCACCACCACCACCATTGTTAGTAAACTGTAAATAATTACTGTTTAGCAACTCTTGTTTTTGCGATGGTATAATTGATCCAAACTGTGGAGTTAATGTACCCATAATTGTTTAATTTTAATTGTTAAATTTTCGTGTTTTAATTTTAAGTCGCGTAGAGTCTGCACCACTAATTGATTTTACTTTCAAGCCACCAACGAAAACTTCACCTGTATTACCTTCTCTTGCTTTCACATTAGAAAGATTTTTAGATTTGTTTACTACATCCTTTACGGCATCGGCTTTACCTTGTTCATAAAAATGATTAGCGATCTTATCTACATTTTCAGCGGCATACATTGCTTTATGATAACCAGCTGGGTCTACCACATTACCATCGCCATCAAGGAACTTCCCTATGAGATTGTTAATATTTGACTTGTTCTCTGCAACTTTATCACGATTTTGTATATTATACTTATACCTCTTTTCTCCAACTTGAAAATCAAAACCTTTGAAATCTTCGCTAAATAATTTTTTAGTTTTAAGTTTAAAATCTTCGTGTAATTGCTCAGCTTGTTCTTGCTGCTTGTTGTAACGGTTGAAAAAGTCAACTGCTTTTTGTTGTTCTTGATTAACACCCGGTCTCATCTTGATCTCGTCGTAATACTTTTGTTTCAAGTCCTCTAAATAGTCTTTGGCTTTCGCAACTTCTTCTTTAAACGCAATTTTCTTTTTGCGTATATCTCTTTCCTCATCAACTTCTGAATCCCATGCAAAATCTTCTAAAATAAGATTTACATCTTCAGAATCTAAATGAGGTTTATTTTTTCTGTAATATTCTTTCAACAATGCTTTCTCATCTACATTAGAGTAGTCAGCGTTTAACCTAACATAATCTTCTACAGTACCTCCAGTTTCTTCCATAAATGAAACTAGTTTTTCTACATTTTCAGGTAATTGCTTACCAAGTACTTTTTCATCTCTAATAGCTTCTTTAACTTCTGCTTCAACTTCTTTAACTTCTGCTTCAGTTACTTCTTGGATCGGAGAAAACCCTTCAGTAGTCTCGTTGGACTCTTGTACAGGTTCTCCCACCTCTGCGCTATCTCCGGATGGTTCGCCCACAGGTACCTCCTTTGTTTCTCCGATTTGAATGGCATCGTCTTCTTGTTTTACTTCTTCTTTTTTAATTTCAACCTTTGTTATATTAGGCTCTACATCTACTAACGGTTCTTTTAAATTAACCTTTGTTATTTCTTGTTCTTTGTTACCTAATTGTTTTGGTTTTTTTGGTTTTGACTTTATTTTAAAGTCACCTTCCTGTTTAACAGGTTCATTTGTTTTTACTTCTGACATAATATAATATAATTAAATAATTAATAAAATTAGATAGAAGGCAGTAAGCCTGTCATATCTTTTTCTTTAAAATTTATAGGAAGACCATCTGTTTTTCTTTGTTGAATCATTTCACTTTGTTGTGTTCCTTCTATTTTTATTCTATCGTCTTTACGATTTTCTCTTTGTTGTTCTCTTTTATTGATACCTTGCTCTTCTAGTTTTTTAAGCTCCATATCATTTTGATGTTGTTGCATCATTTTTTGTTGATCTAGCTGAGCTTGCAATTGCATACGATCTTTTTCAAATTCACTCTTAGCTTTTTCATATTCTACATTAGCACCAGATATAGCCTGTTGTTTTTGTACTTCTGCCATAGCTGTTTTCTCTGCAGTTTCTGCTTGCGCTGCTGCTTGAGCTTGTATATTAGCTTGTTGGTTAGCTTGATCTTGTTTAGCTTTTTGCTTACGTTTTACTTTTAACATTTGATTAGCTAACTTAAGATTTTTAATTTGTCTTAAATCAATAGCATCTTCAACATCAATATTTTTAGCTTGTAAAGCTATTTGTATATTTGCTTCTAATTGTTGTTTTTCTTCTTCATCTGGTTCTAATTCTAAGAATATACCAAAATCATGTAAGTTTAAATTAACAATTTCTTGTAATGTTTTAATATTAAAAGTTGATATAGAGTTTTGTAAAGCAGCTTTTGTAAGCGGAAACTCTAATGCATCAGCTACTTTTAAGCTAATATTTTCTGCTAGTTTAAGAGTTAAAAATAAACTAGATTGTACAATATGTCTTGTAGCCACATTAGATGCGTTAGCGGCTAACTTCTGTAATCCTACAAGCGTGTTACGATCAGGTAAACTACCATCTCTAGCTTCATTTAACCCTGTCACATCACGTATCATTTGTAAATAGTACTGATATGTACTTATTAATGCTTGTATCTTAGCTTGACCACTACCTGATTGTAATTCTTGTATTGGTACTTTACCAGGATTCATATCACCTTCTTGTGTAAGAGATCTACCAACAATACTACCAGTTTGGAAATACATATTTAACGCTTCTGCTGGATTATAATTTGTACCGTTACCAAGATCAACCTCAGCAAGTCCGTCCATATCTAAATACACACCATCTGGAACTACACGTGATATTACTTGCTGTAGTTTTAAATGCGTTAATTGAATCATATCTGCAAAACCTACACATTTACTAACAATAGATTCTATTCTACCTTTGTAAATTCTAGGTGCGCAAATAGCATAATTCATTTTTACTTTAGTGGTATCAGCTAACGGTCTAGACATGTTTTCAGCTAGCTCCCATTTTAACATTGTATTAGTTCCTAATACTTTAGCACCACTATATAAAACCTCTATAGATCTTGACACTCTTTCAAAGTTATCGTTTTCTGGTGGATTAAATGTGTCTGGCTTTTCAATAGCTTTCATTAATCCTTGATCTGTTTGCTTTATTTTAAATACTTGGTTGTGATATGTTTTATAATCAAAATATAAAACCTGTACTGTATTAGCATCATAATCACCCCAACCTGTAATATAAGATCTATTACCAGGCATTGCCTGTATTCTTTTTAATTCTTCTTCAGTTATACCTGGAAACTCTTTTTTAAGTTCTGGTATTGTAATGGCTTTTAATTCACCAACGTAATATATATCTTCAAAGTTTGGATCCTCTGTATAAGAATAAACCATATAAGCTGGATCTACGTAATCTACAGTAATACCTTCAGCTGTATTAAAATTAGTTTTAGCAGCTGCAATACCGCAAACTGTTAAATCCATATTTAATCTACGCTTAACTAAATCATATTTATTTTGAGCAAGTACAGATGATATAGCTTCTTCTTCTGCTATTTCTACACTTTGCTTGTATGATAGTTGCATGTGTAACTCTAGTTCTTCTGGTGTTTCTGGTACAACTGTTGTGCTAGGTGTTTGATATAAATCAATACCTAAAGTTTGTTTTAAGTTATCTAAATATTCTTGAGATAACATGTCTTCATAAATTTTTGAAGCGTACTCAGTTCTTTTCTTTATAGAACTAGGATCTTGAGCATAAGCTTTTATATCATAAGTTTTAGAAGATATACCATTTACAACTATGTCAACAAATTTAGATAATATAGGTACAGGTTTCCAGTCTAAGTTTAAATAAGATAAATCACCATTTATAGCTAATTCATCTTTATACTTTTGTATTGACTGCTCACCTCTAGCATATAATCTTAACTGATGAAAATTATTCCAGTTAGTTAAGTATCTATTACCACTAGTCCTACCTTGTGAAAACCACTCTTGTTCAATAGCTTGAGCAACTTGCGTTCCATACTCTAAACTAGCTTTCTCTGCATCGCTCACTACCTGGCTTGGAAAAGGACTATTAGTATTACTATATATATTCATTTAACTTATAATTTTTGATGTCGTTCCTTTGTTGTTGTATCTTTTTATACCTAAATCAACAGGTTTTATTGTTCGTTTAACGTTTGGCGCATATCTATGTTTATTGCAAGCCATTAAAGCTAAACCTGAACTAATAGAAGCATCATGTGTTGTTCTGTTGTTTATATTAAATTTTGCCCAGTCTTCTAGTGTTCTTTGAAAATACATATCACCATATCCAGTTTCTTTTAAACCAACATAATGTTCTATATATGTTTCAATAGCAGCTGCGTGAGCTTGTTTTATATCTTCACTAGAATTAGGTATTCCACCTATCTCTCTTTCTGTTACAGATAATTTATTTCTTTTTTTATCAGGTCTATTCATTGCGTAACCTCTATAACCTCTACGTTTAAAATAATAAAGTAATCTAGGTTTGTTGTTCTCTGCAAGTATTGGCATACCATAAAATACGCAAGCCATAAGTACATCTTCAAAAAATATCTCTGCTGTCTGTGGTCTAGCTATATATTCTAAAAAGAAATGATTAGGTGGAGCATTCTCCATACTAAACTTTGTTAAACCATGTAAAGATCCATTTGATCCTCTTTTATCCACAGTTCCTGATATATCGTAAGGGTCACAACCAAAAGCACCCATATGTTCATTACCTGGGTAATTTACTCCATTTTTAATATATCTTCTATTTTGAACTTGAATATCAGGTATCCAAGAAATTAAAAATCTACCTTGTCTATTTGGAATAAATATTACTTTAGTATCTTGCTCTCCGTTTTCCCACTGAAAACTACCTTTTGTAACCCCTATACTATTTTTTAAATCTTCATTAAAATCTATTTGTTCATAAATTTTACCTAGATTAAATAAAGATTGTTTTGATTCATCTCTAAAAGCATGTTTAGTTGTACGAGGAAACTGTCTATAAAATTCATTTAAACCATCTTGGTCATCTTTTAAACCTTCAACTTCATTATTCCAATACTCTATTACACCTAGTTTTATTTTTCCTCCATCAGGTCCTGTAACGGATTTTTTTGGCGTATCGAATACAGGTAAGCCATAAGAATCAATGTATCCTTCGTAGTTCCATTCCATAGGTATGAACAAACTATATAGTCCTGAGCGAGTCTGTCCATTGCTGTTTCTCTTAGTGACGTCTGAGTCATCATATAATTTTTTAAAGTTTCTACCTCCTTTGTCTAATGCGTTTGATGTTGATCCCATCATACACTTACCAATAACTCTACTACCTAACCTGAGGGTGGTTTTCGTAACACGCCAGTTGTTGAGGATGTTGTTCGGCTTCTCCCACTTGCCCGATTCATCATGTACGAGGAGTTTGAGTTTCTCCCCATCGTAGGAGTTGTCACCGGTATTCTTCCAGTCGATGGTCGTGTCAAGTCCCTGTAATTCATCCGCGGCGGTTTCGTCGGCGGCGGAGGCGGTGAGCTTACGACGGGTGAACTTACTTGCGGGGACACGGTAGGCAAGTTCGGTCTTTGGACGGTCCATTCCGTCCTGGGTCGGTTTGAAAAAGAAGGGATAGTTAACTGATATGGGTACCACCTTATCGGTAAACATCTTCTTGGCATCAGGCCCAGACTTTGATAAAAT